TTAACACTCACCATAAATCAATTGAAAAAATAATGGACGATGAAAATAAAAGATACGGTAAAATTATATCTGAGTTAAAAGAAGTAAATGAACAGATAGCAATGATAAATGGTGGAACATATGGAGAATCGTAGTGGATACCGAATGGATTATAAATACTTTACTGGAAGCAATAGAAGAGGATGAATGGGAGTTGGTACAAGAGGTTATTGATTACATAAAAGAAGAAGGAGAGGACGATTTATATTTTCCCCCTATTGAAGAATAAAATAAAACGAAAGAGGTTACAATGTCATTAGAATTATCAGCAGAACAATTGCTTGAAAATTGGAATAAATTAATTGGTTATATCCCACAATATTTTGAGGGAGAACGAAAAGAAAAACTAACGAAAATGTATGAACATTTTCAAGATAGGATGATGTATGCACCAGCAAGTGGTAGAGAACATTACCATAATGCTTTTCCAGGTGGATATGTAATGCACATCATAAATGTTACAGAGTCTTGTTTGAAGATTGCAAAAGTATGGGAAGAGATGGGAGCAACACCAGACTGGACAGAAGAGAACATTGTGTTTTGCGCAATGCATCACGATTTAGGAAAAGTTGGTGATATGGAACAAGATTATTATGTACCTAATCCATCAGAATGGCACAGAATAAATCAAGGTAAGATATATGATTTTAACAAGAACTTAAACTACATGACCGTAACAGATAGAGCGTGTTATTTGTTAATGAAGTTTGGTGTAGACATGACCGAACAAGAATACTTAGCATTAAGACTAACGGATGGTTTGTACGAAGAGGGTAACACAAGTTACTTAAAAAGTTTTATGCCAGAATATGGATTGAAATCACATCTTCCACATATACTTCATCAAGGAGATATGTTGTCTACAAAAGTAGAAAATGAAATGTGGAAAAGAAGTATAGCAGGTAAACCAACAAAACCAATTGGTGTAAAGAAAAAGAAAACAGATATCAAGTCAGTAGCGAAAAACGCAGATGGTAGTGATTTAGAAGATTTATTTGGAGACTTGTTTAAGGACAAAAAATGATAGTAGAAATAATTTTACTTGTTTTATTGATTATTTGTTTGTATATTATATACAATCTAAATAAAAAGACCGAACAATACGAAACATGGTTTGAGTCTATTAGAGAACAAGTTAGTGATACAAATGTTAAATTAAATGAAATAGATGTCAGAGGAAGTTTTTCTTCAGATGACGAAATTGGATTTTATTTTAAATACATGAAAGACTTACAAAATGAATTATCAAAATATTTTAACTTAGAAGCGGAGTAAAAATGCCAAGAAAAGCAAAAAAGAAACAATATTTCACACAAGAAACTGAAAACGCAATAATTCGTTATAACGAACAGAAAAACCCAGCAATACGAAATAGAATCTACAACGAACATATTAGGGCACCATTTGAAAAATTAGCAGAAAATATAATTCACACATTTAAGTTTTATTACTTTGATGTTCCAAGTGAAGATGTAAAACACGAGGTAGTATCTTTTCTTGTTTTGAATATGCATAAATTTAAAGAAGGTAAGGGTAAAGCATTTTCATACTTTAGTATTGTAGCAAAAAATTATTTAATTCTAAATAACAATAAAAACTATAAGAAGTATAAGAACTCAGACCAGTTAAGTACACTTGATTATGGTAGAAATTTAGTATCTGAGAAAAAAGAAGTTGAAGGATATGACTTTGTAAAAGAGTTTGTTGATGATATGGTTACTTATTGGGATGATAATCTAACAAAACTTTTTAGAAAGAAAAGAGATATTCAGATTGCAGATGCAGTAATTGAGTTGTTTAAGAGAAGAAGTGATTTAGAAAACTTTAATAAGAAAGCACTTTACATTATGATTCGTGAAATGACCGATGTAAAAACACAACATATTACTAAAGTTGTGAATCAAATGAAGAGTCACTATCTGAAAATAAGTGAAAATTACTATGAAACTGGGTCTTTTTCTGGTAGAAAGATTGATATTAGTCAAATATTGTAATTTCTAAATCACATATCTGTTTTTTTAAAAGGGTCTTTTATCAGGCCCTTTTATATTTATATATAGTAATTACTGGAACATATTATGTCTGATTTTGAAATATTTGAGGGTAAAACCCTTTCATCCTTGTTTAAGGATATCCATGATAACTCTGTTGAGAAGAAAGACCAAATAGAGGTATTGATAAAAAAACTTGAACCACTCATCAAGAACATTGGTGATGCTACCATCGTTGTACCTTTGATAAAAGAGTATTTAGATGTTAGTGTAAAAAATGATGAACAACTTGTAAAGATAGCAACTATCGTACAGAGACTTGTTAGTTCACAAGCAAGAACTGGAACTACAGACCATGAGATGATAAGTGAAGATGAAAAGAAACAATTGTTATCTGAATTAGAGAATGTAGCATTTGATGTACAAGATAAGATGGATGAAATAGAAGCAAGAACGGACAGAGAAGTAACAGATGGCTAAACCACATATAGAAAAAAATATATCATCTTTTATAAATGAAAAAACAGATTCATTACTTAGTGGTGGTCAACAATCAAAAGAAAAATTAGATTTATTTTACGAGATTGAACCAGCGGAAGTATTAAGAATAATAAACACCAAACAAGATTTAACCGAACTACAATTATTAGTTGATGGAGTTGAAGACTTGTCTTTTCTTGGTTGTGTTGTGTGTCGTAGAGTTTATACTGAAAACAACGAAGATATTCTTTCTTTCAAAGGTATACCACTAAAAAAATATATTGCAAAACCACTTGATGTAAATTTTGTAAAATTACCAGTAGTTGGTGAGTTAGTTCCTTTGATAAATTTTTTAGATAGTGATTCTACAAAAAATATATACAATAAAAATACATTCTATTTGAATAGTATTAATTCTTGGAATAGTCCACATCAAAATTCTCTACAAAATATATCAGCATTAGATAGTGTAGAAAGTACTGAAGTAGCAAATCCAGAAGATGGAAATCCATTTGTAGTTGGTGGTGAGTTACCAGAGTTAGGAGAATTTTTTACTGAAAGAGATGATATCAAAAAAGTGCAAATGTACGAGGGTGATATTCTAATTGAAGGTAGATTTGGACAACATATTAGACTTGGTTCAAGTGACAAAATATTAGAAGAAAATCCTAATTGGTGGAGTGAAGGTTCAGACGAGACTCTTGGTAGACCAGTAACGATTATTAGTAATGGTCAAAGTACAGAAAATATTGGAGAATTAGAACCAAGAGATTTATACAAGACAGATATTAATAGAGACCCGTCAACAATCATATTAACAGAAAATCAACCAACATCATTAGATTTAGCATATTTAGACTTGGGTGAAGATGATGCAATATTAAATACATTAGAATTTGATTCTGTTGTAGATACACAAAACCCAACTATACAAATGAATAGTGGTACTATCATGCTTAATGCAAGAGATAATAAACTATTAGGATTTGCAAAAGCAGGAATAGGTTTAGCAACATCGGGTAATATGTCAATAGATGTAACAAATACAATAGAATCTGTTTGTGATGAAAAAATTGAAGAGATGACTTCTTATTATAAATTTACTACACCAAAGATGGATGCTGAAGCAACAAAAAGTAATCTTGGAGAGAAAGCAGTTGCAGGTAGTGGAGAACCAATGGTACTTGGAAACAAACTCGTTGATGTTTTAACAAAACTTATTGATGCTATTCCAAAGTATATCTTTGTTGGTGGTGGCGGGCCTCATCCAAACCAAGCAGGTAATCCTGGTGAACTATTACATAAACAATTGAAAACACAATTAAAACAAATATTATCTAAGAATCATACACTTGATTAGGAGAGTATAAAATGTCAGCACAAACTGGGTCTTCTTTCATAGCGTTAGATATACCAACTGAACATCCTACTATAATTGATTTTCCTTTAGTAGAGGAATTTCCATCAAACTTATCAGTTAGTCAAAGTTTGAAGATAGAGGCAAGTGGTAGTGAAGACAATTTTATTCTTGGTTTTGTAAAAGAGTATGATAGTGGTAGTTTGAGTTTACAAATTGAAACTCAAGAAAATGAAAACTCTGGAAGTTTTTCGGACTGGACTATAGTAAAAACTATGGGTGGTCTAAGTGGTAAAACATCAAAGTACAAAAATGCTTTAGAGAGAAACGAAGACTTGATAAAAATATTTACTACTGGAAATCCAACAAAAGAAGCATTTAATCAATTATTGGGTTCAGCAGATTTACCAAGTGTTGGTAAATTTGAAAAATTACAAGAAGATTTTACGAGATTTACAGACCCAGAGTTTATTCTTACAATGAAACAAGACATGATAGATGGGTTTGTAAAATGTTATGAACAACAATCTAAGTTACCACCTCAAGTACCAGTAGATGTAGCATGTTTTTTAAAAGGAGCGTGTTTAGCAAAAGTTATTCATAAGTTTGCACAATTACATCTTTCGGTTGGAGACTCAACTTTACCTAATTTAAAATTACCACCTGGAATGCCAGCGGTACCACCAGGAGTAACTACTGCTCCACAATCTGTAATCAAAGGAACAGATAAAGGCCCTCATCTTGGTAAACCAATATTTCTAAAACCTGCTATTGAGATATTACTTGGTCTTGCATTTGTAATAACAAATAGAAAATCACAAAGACCAGGATTTACAGTAGAACAAGCAAGAGAGGTACAAGCAACAGAATTTGCTAAAGCATTAAAAAATTACTTTAAACTTACACTTGTTGTAGGTGTAAACAATCATAATAATGCTATGTTTACTCCAGGAACTGCTATAGCAGGTGTATTCAATGGGACTACAACCTCAACTGCTTCAGTATTTCCACTAACTGGATTTAGTGTGGCAATAGGGAAAATAAGTAATCCAGAACTAACAGATGACCCATTAAAGAATTTTATAGAAGACTATAAAGAAATGATGAAAGAACAAGCAGAAACAAAAGCTGGTACACCAATAGAAGCATCACAATTAAAGATGGCAAAAAGAGTGGCATCTGCCCTTATCAAACTATTTAATAGTATAGAAATAGAGGGAAATCATTTTGCCCCTTTGATGTTGAGTCTACCTGGTGTACAATCAGCGTTTGGAACAATACCAGCACCAACTGGAGTAGCACCATCACCAGCAACAATAGTGGCACCATTCCCACCGATACCTGGAACAAACAAAGGTCAGTTTGGTGTAAAGGTTGGTAAAGGAAAATTAATACCATAGGAGGTTAATATGGGAAAACAAGTAAAAGTATTGGAAACACTAATTCGTAAAGTTGTACGAGAAGAAATCAAGAAAGGTGTTAAAGAAGCAATACAAGAAGCAATGAATCCTAAGACAGACCATAAAAAAGTTATGAAACAAGGAATGAAGAATGTACAACCAGTACGAGAAAAACGAGAGTTTGTAAAAGATAATCCTATGTTAAATGACCTTTTGAATGAGACTGCTCAAACACTTGGAAACACAACAGAGACCACAGAACAAGAAGTTTCTTTTACATCACAAAATGCTCCAGGATTTAATCGTTCTAATTTAGCAAGTATGATGGGATATGAAGACTTTACACCACAAGGTCAAAGAGAATCTGTAGCACAACAAACTGCACAAAGTATGGGTATGAGTATGGATGATTTACCTGATGCAGTTTCAAAAGCATTAACTAAAGATTATAGTGGATTGATGAAAAAGATTGACCAAAAGAAATCAGAGAAAGGGGGGTTTAGACCATAATGGCGGAAGCACAATATCAACCAGAACCTGATATATTTATTGAACCAGATGATATACCACCAGCAACACCAGGTCCAGTAGCAGCTAAATTTGACCAAAATGTTGCAGTTGGTATTGATTTACCATTTGTACCAGATAATCAAGGTCAGTTCAAAAGAAACTATTCTCAGATAAAACAAGCAAGAGCAAACTTGGTTAACTTGTTGTTAACGAGAAAGGGAGAGAGATTAATGCATCCCTCTTTTGGTTCTAATTTGTGGAATATTTTATTTGAACCAAATACTCCAGAGATACTAAAAGAAGACATTGAAGAGGTAATAATAAATGCAGTTGATTCCTGGTTACCATATATTTTAATCAAGGAGATAATTATTAGTGAGTCGCCAGATGATATTGATAGAAACATACTTAAAATAAACATTAAGTTTTCACTCAGAGATGACTTAGAAAATTTTGATGAAGTGTTTATATCTGTAAATGAGACATTTGGTCTTGTAAATTCTAATGGTGAAAATCAAACTTAGAGAGAAATTAAATGGCAGAGAATTTAAGTAAAGAAGTAAAATATTTAGGAAAAGATTTCGCATCATTAAGAAACAATCTTATTGATTTCGCTAAAATATATTTTCCAAATAGTTATAATGACTTTAACGAATCATCACCTGGTATGATGTTTGTTGAGATGGCAGCATATGTTGGTGATGTCTTAAATTACTACATTGATAATGCAGTTCGTGAGAATATGTTACTTCATGCTAAACAAAGAAAGAATGTATACGAAATAGCAGAATCTCTTGGATATAAACCAAAAGTAACTTCTCC